GTATTCCTTATTTCCAAACTGATGCAGAAAACAACCCAGTTCACGCTGGCGAGTTAAACGAATATGGATTGCAAGCCGCTTACAGCTACTTAGGTGTTAGCAATCGTGCTTATGTAGTTCGTGCAGATATTGACACAAGCCAACTTAAAGCAACTCCATCTGCTCCAGCTGGTGCACCAGTTGATGGCACATTCTGGGTAGATACTGCAGATACTAACTACGGTATTTTTGTATGGAATAATACTACACAACAGTTTGTTAATGCAATCCCTAGAGTTATTACAGATTACACATTGCTGGCAGGCGTTACCCTAAGCGGAACTACAGTATTGAGTTTTACAGGTATTTTACCTTCAGTTGGTTCTAACGGTGATTTTGCAGTTGTAGCAGTTACAACCGACGTTACAATTTGGAATAAGTCAAATGGTGTGTGGAATGAATTAGGCACAACAGCATGGTCAGGCGATCAAACGTTGACATTTAATGGTTATATCGATAATAACCCTTCTCCAGCTACTTTGTTAAACGTGAATATTACAGGTAATGCTGGAACGTTTACTTCGTCTGCATCGACATTTGCAGTGGGTCAACAGATTACAATCAGCGGAACAATTAGCAATTCAAATACTCCAGTTACATCAGTAACTGCATCTAGCACAGCAGGAACCTTTACGGTTCCAAGTGGTTCTTTCCAAGTTGGACAACAAATTGTGTTGTCTGGAACTGCATCAACGTCTACACTAAGCAACGTATTATCTACAGGACTAACTGGAACATTTAGCTGTTCTAGCACAACTTTAGTTGTTAACCAACCAGTTACATTTACTGGCTCAAACACAACTACAACTTTATCAGGAACAGTTACAGTTGCTACTGGTGGTAACTTTACAATGGGGTCTGCTTCTGCAACTACATTGCAAATTGGTCAAACAATTACAATTAGCGGAACATTAAGCGGTGTAACGATTACAGGTTATTCTAACCCAACAACTTATTATATTATTGCTACAAACGGAACAACAACATTCCAATTGTCAGCAACTAGTGGCGGTCCTTCAATCACAACTACTGCTGGAACATTGACAGGCGCTACTATTGTAGCTGGTGCCGCAACAATCAGCGGATATTCAAGCCCAGCTACTTATTACATTACAGCAACTAACGGCACAACTACATTTACATTGTCATCTACATTAGGCGGCAATGCAATAACAACAACAGTTGGTGCAATTACAGCTGGTGTAGTTGCCGGTTCAGGTTCGATTGCAGGTTACAGTAATCCTACAACTTATTACATTACTGCAACTAATGGCACAACTACATTTACATTATCATCAAGTTTTGGTGGTTTAGCAGTTACAACAACTAACGGTTTATTTGTAGGATATACATTTAGTCTACAAGCACCGAGCATTACAGGTTACACTAATCCAAAAACTTATTATGTTATTTCAACTAACGGTTCAACAACATTTACATTATCTGCTGTATCAAACGGCAGTGCTATTACAACAGTAGGTGGCGCACCATCTGGACTAACATTTACGGCAGCCGGCGTTCCTGGTTCTGGAAATCAACTACACGTTGTAGGTAGCGTATTTGGTGGCAGTATCATGGTAGGTGAAACTGTTACCTGGAATAACGGTGCTAACTCAGATACTATTACAGGTGGTTCAGGAAGTTTATGGACATTAAGTGCAAGTTCTTTAACTGGTAGTTTAGGTTCTCCTGTAGCAATGGGTATCAGTTATATTGATTTAGAATTACAATTAAGCCCGCACACACAAGTTCCACAGTGGCAAGCTACAACTGGCAATCCAAATGGAACACCTAGCGGTAGCGTATGGATTAAAACAACATATCCTAACTTAGGAGCAAACTGGGTTGTTAAGAAATACAGTGCTTCAACAAACGCATGGGCACAAATTAGTTCTAATCTGTATCCAGACAACCATACAGCATTGTATAGTTTAGATCCAACCGGCGGCGGTATTAACCTAGCACTAGGAACAGTTTATGTAAGATATTTCCAAGATCCTACAACAAGTGCAGTTCAATTCTTAGTATATGCACGTCAGGCTGTCGGTGCAACTAGCATTACACTAAACATATTACCAACAAGTGGCTCTATATCGTTTGCTATGAAAGAAACTTTGCCAGGTGCCGCTAGTGCGTCAACTAGCGAAAGTAATTTAATTAATATATCTGGAATTACTGCTGTAACAAGTCCTGTTACAACAGGTAATGCAATTGCTAATGCAATCGGAGCCGCTGGCTTCCAATATATTACAGCTAGCGTAAACCAAACAACTGGTGCAGTTACAATAACACACAAGAATGGTGGTGACATTAGCATACAAAACATGGTAGGCATTAACTTTAATGATTTTGCTTCAACAAATGTTGCTTATTCACCATTATATCCTGCAGACAATACTCGTTTGGTTGGTTCACTATGGACTAGCACAGTTAGCGGTGTAGGTTTGTTTGCACTAAGCCCAACAGCTCCTACTACACTTCCAGCAGATGGAACATTGTGGTATGACAGCAATATCGATGCCGATATTCTAGTGCATAATGGTTATACATGGGTTGGTTTACAATTCACAGGTAACGGAACATCTACACACAGCAGTCCATATCTTGGCGTAACAGATGCTAATGGTCCGATTATCAGTGCTACACAACCGACAGCTAGACCAGATGGACAGCCAGCATTTGTAACTGGAGATTTGTGGATTAATACATCAGGCGATTTAGACATGTATCCGCAAATTAATCGATATAATGCTAATACAAAACAATGGGTGCCAATTGATACAGCAGATCAAACTACACCAAACGGTATTTTGTTTGCAGACGCACGTTGGACAACAAACGGTGCAAGCTCAACTCCTGGCACTATTGCTGCCTTGTTAACTAGCAACTTCCTAGACTTTGATGCACCAGATCCTGCACTATATCCACAAGGTATGTTGTTATGGAATCTACGTCGTTCAGGATTTAACGTTAAGAAATATTACGCAAACTATGTAAATACTACCGGTATCAACTACCGTTATAATTTACCATCTGGTGATAATATGTCAACATACTTTCCAGATCGTTGGGTCAGCGCTGCCGCTAATCAAAATGACGGTGCAGGCTCATTTGGACGTATTGCACAACGTCAAGTTGTATTGCAAGCACTAGGTGCATTGTTACAAGCTAATCAACAAATACGTGACGAAGAATCTCGCGTGTTTAACTTAATTGCTACTCCAGGATATCCTGAAGTTATCGGCGATATGGTTACTTTAAACTACGATCGTGGAATTTCAGCGTTTGTAGTTGCTGATGCTCCTGCTCGCCTAACACCAGATGCTACAACATTAAGCAACTGGGGTAACAACACAGCAGGTGCGGCAGTCGACGGCGAACAAGGTTTAATTGCTACTGATGCTTATTCAGCAGTTTATTACCCATGGGGCTATACAACTGACTTGTTAGGTAATGACATTGTTGTTCCTCCAAGCCATATCATGTTACGTACAATCGCACTAAGCGACAATGTTTCTTATCCATGGTTTGCTCCAGCTGGTGTACGCCGTGGTGGTGTAACAAATGCTAGCTCAGTTGGTTATGTAGATAGCGCAACTGGCGAGTTTGTAACAGTAGCATTGAACGTTGGACAACGTGACACATTAGCAGGTATCCATGTAAACCCAATTACATATCTTGCTGGTACAGGCTTAGTATGTTATGGACAGAAGACACGTCAATTGATTGCTAGTTCGTTAGATCGTATCAACGTAGCACGTTTAGTAATTTACTTACGTTATCAGTTGAATGCTTTAGCTAAACCATTTGTATTTGAACCAAATGATACTATTACACGTAACGAAATCAAACAACAAGTTGAAAAACTATTGTTGAACTTGACAGGTGAACGTGCGTTATATGACTATCTTGTTGTTTGTGATACAAGCAATAACACACCAGCAAGAATTGATGCCAATGAACTACACGTTGATATTGCGATTGAGCCAGTTAAGTCAGTCGAATTCATCTATATTCCATTGCGTCTA